TTATTGTTGGCGGTTATTCAATAACTATGATACAAACAACTCAACAACAAGCAGGCCAACCTTCTACAATAACCTTAGAAGATAGTTATACATTTAACTTGGTTTCAAATGCTTCGAGTACAGAAACAGGAGGAGGTATTCAAGTCTTAGCTGGACCATTGGATACTAAACAAGGATGACATACGACGAATTAAAAACAAAAATCAGAGATTATACAGAAGTTGGATCAACAGTATTATCTGATACTATTTTAGATGGTATTA